GGTAATTCTGCCAAGTCTTTGATGTTTACATTCATCATATTAGCATCGATTCTTTCAGCAATGCGTTCTTCTGCCATCTCCATTGTTATATAGAGAACATTCTTACCTTGCGATAAACAGTTAGATGCCATATGACACATGAACAATGATTTACCAACACCAGTACCTGCTAGTGCGATATTAAGAGTTTTAGATGGCAACCCACCTTTAGTAATCTTGTTAAAGAAATCTAAATCGAAAGGAATCCTTTCTTCTTTTTGATGATAGAATTCAAAACGAGAGTCAGCATCGTCAATATAATCATGACCGACACTGTTATCAAAAGAAACTGATAATGCTTCTGTTAATATACTAGGAATAGAATCAGGTGTCTTAGATTTATCTTTACCATCTATAATACCAACACCTTCAACGATAGCATTGTAGATTGCTTTATCTTTACAAAACTTTTCAGTTGTATCTAACAACCAATCCATATCAACTTTTTCTGAATTCAAAGTTTTAACGATAGCGACAATCTTATCATGTTCGTCTTGATTAAGATCTTTACGAGAACCAATCTCTATCTCAAGAGATGTTTGTGTAGGTATCTTTTTATATTTGTCTACAAAACTAGTTATCTCTTCAAATATAATTCTTTCTTCACGAACATCAAAATAATTACTTTTAATAAAAGGCAATACCTTACGAGCATAGTCCTCATTAAATAATAGATTACTTAGAGTCGTTCTTTCTATCGTTTGGTTCATTATCATTATTCTCCATCATATCAATTTTATGTTGCTTGTCAATTACATTAACAAGTATATCACCAGCAAGTTTGAAGAACTCATCATTGAATTCATCTCTTTCTATACCATTGCTTTGAAGTATATCAAACTTAAACTTCAATGGCATAGATCCATCTGGTAATTCTTCACCTAATCCCACATCACCATACTTATAAACAACACCTGCATATTTACCTTCCTTAATTCCTATACAGGTTTGTTCTTGAGACTCAGTTGTGACAAAAACATACTGTTCCTCAATCTTCATTTGTTTCCTCAACTTCTTCTTCACTCATACCATAAGTAAATTCTTTTGCTACTATTGGTTCAAGTTTATCTAGTATATCCTGAGTAAAATACTTTTCAGGATTATTGTTAATTGATTTGGCATACTGCTTAGTACCATCTGGTAATTCAATACGAGTAGAAACAGATTTAAATATACCATGTTTAACTGCCAAATCTAACAGACCATAATAACGATCTAGTCCTTTGCTATATGTCAATCTAACATCAACCATTTTATTTTCTATTGTTAATCTAGACTTATGGTTTTTACAGTGTACAATATTACCAATTACTTCTGTACCATCTTTTTCTTTTTTCTTAGATAAGAATATAATAGAAGATGCTGCATATTTTAATCCAGAACCACCACCCATCTCTTTAGTTGGGAACATAGAACCCATTGAGTCATATGTGTGGTTAGTAACAATCATTGGCACTTTTGCTTTACCAAGTTTCAAAGTTAATACACGAAATGCTGCTTTTAAAACTTGAGCACGAGTCATATCACGAGTCTCTTTACCCTCAGCAGTATCTTCTACTTCTTTTGTAGTAGATAACATACCAAGTGAGTCAAGACATAAGAACAAAGGTTTACGACTTTCTTCAGGTTGTTCCAGATACTTATCTAAAACTTTAATTGCTTGTGTTCTAAATTCTTGTACTGTTGTTACAGGAACGATAACCATACGATTGGAATCTATACCTCTTGACTCAACCATCTGTTTAGTAACAGCACTTTCTGACTCAAAGTAAATGACACCAGCATCTGGATCTTTATCGAGAAATGATTTAACTATTCCCATTAAGAAGAATGTTTTACCAGTTGCCGACTCACCTGCTAAAGCAGTAATCTTATTAGATGGTATGCCACCATTTAATGAACCAGATACAAGAGCATTAAATATATAAGATCCTGTATCAATAAAACTTTCTACATCACCTGCTTCAACACCATCAGAAACAATCGCAGCATATTCGTTTCCTGTTGTTTTAACTATATCTTTCAAAAAATCATTCATTATCTTCTCCTAATCGAATAATATAAATTTGTAGTTTATCCAAAAAAATCTTCAAGTGTAGACTGTTGCCCATAACTATCATCAATGTGCATGTTGATCTTATTAGTTATAACCCTCAGTGGTTCAACAAAAGACTTATCAAATTGTACCTCGTAATCTACCATTTTGTCAAGTGATAATTCTGTTGGTAGTTTTGTAAGAAACGAAATAGATGTTGACTGGTAAATATTTGGGGATCTTAAATACAAGAATTTAATCTTTTCGCCATCATTAATTATTGGGTATTTGTGTGTCAATTTATTTTGTTTAAGTATATGATTATATAGTATAGCACCTTTTACATGAATTGGTGTTCCTTTCTTAAAGAGTGTAGAGGATTCGTTCCACTTCTTTAGTCCATTTACTGAACGAGGATATGCGACTGCTTCTGCTGGAAGTTTCATAAACTCTTCACGGAAATCTTGAATAAATGTATTCAGTTCCTTCTCAGTTCCAGTCATAAGAATCTTCATCGCTTCTTTAATTTTATCACGACAAGGTGCTGGTGTTGAAGACTTAACTGCTTCAATGCCCATCATTTTTAGTTTTGGTTCTTCATAACGAACACCTTCAATATCCCAACAGTTTAGGATATATCTTTTCTTCGCAGTCCATATACCTTTGTCAGCAATTACTTCTCGCTTCATGACCATCTTTTGGTCATAAGCATTTAGATAGTCTGCGAGATCTTGGTAACTTTTATCAATAAAAGGTTCAATCTTCTCGGTAGCAACTCGATCCAGAAAGTCAACGATCTTGAGTCTTGTTGCATCATCATTTGGTATTCCTTTTCCCTTGTCAAATATTTTTCTAACGAGTCCCTCAAGACGCAAGTAAATTGAGTCTGTATCTGATGCAATAATGTAATCGGTGTCATTGGTTCCAAGAATCTTATTAAGATACCCATTAACAGATTGTTCAATCCATCTAATAGATAACTGACCAGAAGTAGTAATTGCTTCAGCAGTAGGGATGTTGAAATAACGAAACCAATTATTGCCAATAGCACCATATGCACTATTAAGTGAAATCTTCTTGGCCATCTGGATGTTATTATATCTTGATATATCTTTGAGAAGTCGTTTATCTTTTGTTCGTTCATATTCTTTCTTTGCCTCGATCATCAGTTTCTTATACTTCACTCGGTCACTATACATAGTTTCCATAAGTTCTGGTAAGAATCCCTTCTTATCTGTTTTAAACAAAGCACCATTAGGTGTTAGTGTCACCCCATTTAGTATGGATGTATCTACTTCCTTGTTGAGTAGTTTTTCAATACTCATTCCTGGAACTTTATCATCCTTAGACACTAAAGTTTCAGGTGAAATATTATACTGCATAATTAGATGAGGATACAAACTATTTAGGTCAAACGAAAGAACCCAATCATGAGAACCAACCTGTGGATCTTTTACATAAGCACCAATAAACTGTTCGCCCTTTTCACTTGAAGTCTTTTGTGGTATAACAATATTCTTTTGTTTTAAATAATTGTAGATTAATATATCCCAGTATTTTACAGCACCAAGGCAATCCATGTAGTTTACTTTACCATCATATGCCATAGTTAGCACTAATTCAATTAATCTCATCTTGTCTTCAAGTTTATCTACAATCTCTACGTCTTGAATGTTATAATCAACAAACGATTGATAATCTTTTGTATACCAATCTTTAAATGTCTCATAAGGATTATCATCCTTTCTTTCACCCAACTCAATAAATGCAATGTGATCAAGTCTGTAACTCTCACGACTAGTGTATGTAAATTTTTTATATAAGTCATAATAGTCTAGATGACCAACACCTAAAATATCATATATCTCTTGTTTATGTCCCATCTTAATTATCGTTTTACTAGAAACACTTTTCCAAGGAGATAGTCTTTTTATTTCATCTTCGCCAAAAACATTTTTGATACGATTACAAATATAAGGAATATCAAAGAACTCTGTGTTCCAACCAGTAATAACATCAGGACAATTGTTTTCCCAGAAAGATAAAAATTCTTTTAAAAGTTGTACCTCACCATCACAATTAACATATGTAACATCATCTCTGTCTGTATGATAATCTCCGATACCCCAAACTAGAATTTGTTTGTTCTGATGGTTTTTGATTGTAATTGATAACATTGGTTCGATTGCATCTTCGGGAGAAGGAAACCCATTCTCACAAGCAACCTCAATATCAATTGTGAATACTAGAAGTTTATCAATGTCCCACTGAATGTCACCTTTATATGTGTCAGAAAGATAACTGTACTGAAACATGGTATTACCATAAACGAGATGTGGTTGGTCTTTATAATTATTGACCCACTCTTTCGCATCACGAATAGTGGGGTGTTGGACAGGTGCTACATTTTTACCTTGTAGAGTTTTGTAACCAGTTTCTCTAGTTACAGGGCAAAACAAAGTTGGGGAATACTTAACTCTGCGGTTGATTCGTTCCCCATCTTTATATTCTCTTAGTAGAAGATTATTGCCCCAAAGTGCGACATTAGTATAGAAATGCATAATATAGTATTCTCAGTGTTAGGTATCAAGTATAACTTATTCATATCGTTTTGTCAAGCGTTTTTATACATCAAGTTCTCTTTGTGACTCGATTAAAAATTCAGCATCTGCATCTGATGGATAGTTTGCGATTAGAGTTTCTAACTTATCAGTTGCATCTGCAAGTTTTACCATTTCAGAATCTACAGCACCTACTAAATCTGGATGCTCACCAATACCTACTGGACTATCAATATATGCTTGAATATTTGCCTTAGCAGAAGCAATCTCATATTCATACTTCATTGCTAATGCGTTGATTATTTTATTTGACATTTGTATCTCCATTTTTCATTAAGTTATTATCTCGGTTTCCTGTAGTCCTCATCATTTGAATCTCCTCTTTCTATGTAACTAGAAAGAGCAAATTTCCTGTCGGGATTTACTGCAACCTTAAATCTGGTGAGCAATTCCCTATTAATTAAAAATGTACTTTTAGAATCTCTTGTTGTTAATCCTATTGGTACATTTTTGTAAAGAGTGTTGTTAAATTTTATATCTACTAATACTATTGGTCTTTCATCTATCTGGTCTACATGAACAGGTTTAGATATATCAACAATATTGCTAGTAAATTTTTTACCATCTCTTTCCCATTTAGCAGTCTTACCTTTTATTTCTAATTTGTCTACATGAAACATGGATGCTTTAGTTCCATTACCTGTATCAAACTTAGCACGATATGGTCCAAGACCTACTATTTCTACTCTTTCTACATATCCAGCAGTTTGTGTAGAACCCACAAATCTATTTTTTGCTTTTCCAACATGGTCTAATATTTTTTCAATCAATCTTTCGTGGGACATACTTTGACCATCACCATTTCCAAAGTTAGAACCAATTCCAGGAGATCCATTACATTCTAAAATATATGCTTTTCCATTTACAATTGTGTGGTCTACACCAACCATATATGCGCCTGTAGAACGATATGCTTTTAGTATTAATTCTTTTTCATCATCAGAA